AGCTACACGTCGGCCACCCCAGCCCTGGCGCAGTGCCCATTCGCGGACCGAGGATTCGAGGCCGACGACATGCCAGACCACCGACCCGGCCGCGCTGTCGAAGCCGCCCAGCGCCATGATGGCGGCGACGACGCGCTCGCGCGACGCCATCTGGTGCTCGGTCAGCCCGTCGCCGGTGTTTCCGCTGATGCGCAGCACCGGCATGACGTGGATGCCGTCCAGCGCGGCGGTGCGGAACTTGGCGCGGAACATCACCGCCGCCTCGAACATCTCGGGCGAGATGGTGCCGTTGGCCAGCATCAGGCCCAGGGTGTCGACCGCACGGTGGTGCACGACCGACGCGCCCGTCGCCGGATCGGCATGGTGCACCGGCTCGCCAAGCCCGCCATGCTGCAGCCGCCATTTCGTCGGCTTCGACAGGTCCTCGCCCGCCTGCCTGGTTTTCCGCTTACTGGCCATGGGTCTGCCCTCCATTGCGCGGCCCCCAGCGCCGCGTGGCTTCGTTGGTGATCGCCTGGCGCAGCCAGGGGTCGGTGATGTCCTCGATGGCCAGTGACGCCACGCCCTGCTCGCGCCAGACGCAGCGGCGCAGGGCTTCCATCTCGTGCGTGGCCGCCGGGCTGCGTGTGCCGCGGTCGAGGCTGGACCGTGGCGGCCGGGGGGCACCGGGCAGGGTCATGGCAGAGCCCATCCGGGCGAAACAGGCCAAGTGCCATTCACCGCCGCCGGGACGCGCTGGCGGCTTGAGGAATTCGAATTCCTCAACGCCGCGCCTAGTGGGCTATCATGCTGATATATATAATATAAATATAAATCTCTCAAATCTCTCAATTCCTCAATGGGTACCTCCCCCATGCTTGCGTCCATACGCGTACCTGTGCCCCCGCGTGAGGAATTGAGGAATTTGAGGAATTCGACCAAGCCATTGGATTTCCTTGGTTTACGGCGGTGTGGGTGACGTTGAGAGATTGAATTCCTCAAGGCGCGAACTCCCCTGTGGATGTGCCAGCTGCCGCGCCGGCGAGGGTGTAGACGGTGGTGGGCTTGGTTGCGGTGACGGCCAGCGCGCGGACGACCATCTCGCTCTCGACCAGCGCCTCGATGATCTCGTCCCGCTCCCGACGCGCCAGAAACTGGGTCTTGCGGACCAGGTCGTTGCGCGTGAGTTGCCCGGCCGACCGGATGATCTCCAGCACCCGCTTGTGCTTGGCTTCGGTGTCGTTCTCGGCCACGTAGCGCTGAGCCTCGCGCATCAGCGTCCCGATGCAGTGCTCGGTCAGCTGCCTGGCCCAGGCGACGTCACGAGCCTCTGTGACCGGCTGCGCCGGATTGCGGCTGATGGCGGCGATGAGGGCCAGCTTCGCGGCGTTCTCGGCGTAGCGCCCGAACAGCGCCGTGGCATAGGTGCCGCGATGCGTCCGCAAGCGATCCGTGGCGTCGTTGCGCAGTTCGGCCATTGCCACATCGGCCTCGGGCGCCAGCGGCACCAAATAGGGTTGGGTTATTGCCGTTGCATCCATGATGCCCGCAAGGTTGCCGCCGTAGTCGTGGCCGGGCACGCCGGCGGCGATTGCCTTCAGGGCTGCGATCAGATCGTTCGGCACGACCTGTGCGGCCGGTGCATCAACGCGGGCCGGGTAGTCGTCATCGGTGAGGAACACCAGGAAGCGCGCCAACGACCCGTCTGACAGGGCACCGCCCTCGATGGCCTTCCAGAACGGGCCAGGCACCGTGACGCCGTAGAGGCAGGCACAGGGCTGCTCGATGGTGACCCGCGGCCGCGCCTTCTGGTCGGCGTATTCCGTGCCGATGTAGGGCTCGGCGGCCGAGGTGTAGAGCTTGGTCAGCTCCGACCAGATCGCCGCCTTGTGGAACGGCGCGCGCTGGTTCAGGACGATGCGCAGGAACTGGCCGAATTCGTCGACCTGGAACAGCCGGGAGGGATGAAGTTGGAGCGACGTGAGCAGACCGGCCGACGACGCGAGTTCCTCACCGCCCAGGTAGCGGTCGAGCCCGGCCAGATAGAGTGCCCGCTTCACGCAGCGCCGCGCATGGTCCTTGCCGCCACCGCTGTCGGCGATGCCGATGGCGTAGATGTTGCTGCGCAGGTCGGTCGGTGTGCGATACCGCCGCCCGGCCACCGCGCCGATCAGGCAGATCGCAGCGCCCAGTGCCAGGAATGGCTGCGGGCTGACCGCGGTGCTGTTCGCATAATCAACGAACAGCTTCAGGGCGCCGTCCACGTCGAGTAGCCCCGGCGGCACGCGGTAGGGCTTCGGTGGCGGCGCGGGAGGTGCCGGGGGAGCAGCAACCTTTGCCAGCAGCCCCGCCGCCGGATGCGGCTGCTTGGCCTGCTCTGCGGCGTTGCCGTTGAGGATGTAATCCGACGGCGGCACCCAGCCGCGGTTCCGTGCCAGCCAGTAGATCGAACCCGCGCCCTTGCCGGTCGGGCGCAGCTTGTCCCACCGGCGTTCCGGCGTGTCCGCTCGGCCGGATGCGCCCGACTTGGTCGATTGCCGCGACCAGTCGCACCAGAGGTCGCGGCCCTCCTCACCAAGCGCGGCCTTGATGGCGGCGCCGATGGCAATCCATTCGTTGCCGGGCAGGTCGTCGTTCGGCAGGAAGGCGAGTGCGGCCTCGATCGCCTCGCGCGTGCCCTTGGGGTCGCTCGGTCCCTTCCAGGTGTCCGCCGGCGCGCTGTCACCGATGAGGGTGTGTGGCCGTATCTCTTCGGGGATCATGGCATAGGCTTGGTCGAGCCAGGCCATGACCTGCGCTTCCGACACCGCCAGCAGTTTCGCCAGAGGCACGTCCAACAGGCTCTCCTCCGGCCACGCATAGGGCTGGCCGGTGTCCGGGTGGATGGCGTAGGCGACGAATTGCTGGCCGCGCGCGAGGACTTCGAGGGGATGTCGTTTGCGCCCCGCGAAGGCTTCGGTGGTGCGATAGACCAGCAGCCGCTTCGGTGCGCGGCCGATGCGCAGGCAGGGCGTGTCGCCGAGCATGCTCGTGGCCAGGCCGGCGAGTTGGATCGCAAGCTCCCCGTCCAGAATGTCGATGTCGATGCCCACCACCGCGCCGGTGGCGATGCCGACGCCGCAGCCGGGCCAGCGCCGCCAGATGTCCACCTCGAAGGGCTTCGTCGGCCGGTCGCAATGCCGGGTCCAGTCGGGATAGGGCGACCATTCCCCGCTGGTGAACCGTCCCGGCACCTTCGTGCCCGGCATGATGGGGATGATGGGGTAGCCGCTGTCGACGAGGCGCTCGCCGCACTGCGCCATGAAGGAGGCATCTGAATCCATGCCGGTCATCGCCGTGCCACCGCGATCGGCGGTGCCGGATGCCGGCCGGTATCGAGCCGCCGGACCAACTCGTCCTGGTAGGCGGTGATCACCACCTCCAGGAATGTCAGCCATTCGGTGTCGGTCAGCGTCGCCAGGTCGGTCTTGCCGATGCTGTCCAGGTATTCGCCGGCCATCGGGCTGGCCGCCTGGATCGCCGCGATCTCGTGTTCGTCCGGGTCAACCACGCCCCACCTCCGGCAGAGTGCATCCATGCAACGTATCGAGCAGGCCGGCTTCGGTGCCGGCACCAAGGGGCGCGGATCGAACCACCCGAAGCCGCGCGCAGTGCGGAGGCGACAGGCCGCGCATATCAAACGAACCTCACCGCGGCGATTTCGGTGTACTGGCCCGCGGGCCGCACCTGGATCGCGATGGGACGGTGCAGGTCGGGCAGATGTTGCAGCGCTTCCTCAACGGTCACCGGCGGCACGAGATTGCCGGCGCGGCGGCGCCACCAGCTCACCGCCTTGTCGCGGGGGAAGCCGGTGTGTTCGAAGCACACCCATTCGCTGTGCCGCGCCAGGCCGCACTCGTAGGTCACGCGCAACGACGCCGGCTTACCGGGCTTCTCGTGCCGGGCGTAGGTGATGCCGGTCACGTCGCACCAGATGCCTTGCTGCTGCGTCGACAGCAGCGCGTTGGAGGCCGCCTGCGGTGCTACCTTCACGACCGGCGGCGGGAATTCGTGGGCGCAGGCGATGCAGTGCCGCACGCTGGCATGATTGATGGTCTGGCATTCCGGGCAGACCTTGATCGGCGCCTCGCCCGGCTCCTCGCTCTTCTCCTTCTTGCGCCCATCCACCGTGTCGATCGGACCGTGCCGCGCCGTGTTGCCGGCGAAGTCCAGCACCAGGCAGTCATCCTTGCCCTCGGCCAGGCGGGTGCCGCGGCCGACCATCTGCACGTAGAGCCCGACGCTCTTGGTTGGCCTGAGCAGTGCGATCAGGTCGGTGCCGGGCGCGTCGAAGCCGGTGGTCAGAACGTTGGCGTTGGTGACGCAGCGCAGCCGCCCCGCCTTGAACGCCGCCAGGATGCCATCGCGCTCCGGACCCGGCGTGTCGCCGGTCGCTGTCTCCGCGGAGATGCCGTGCTCGCGGACAGCGTCGCGGACGTGGCGTGCGTGCGCGACGCCCGAGCAGAACACCAGCCAGGAGCCGCGGCCCTCGCCATGCTGCACGATCTCGGCGACAGCGGCGCGCGTCACTTCGTCGCGGTCGACTGCTTCCTCAAGGTCCTTGGCGATGAACTCGCCGCCGCGCGTGCCGACGCTGCCGACATCGAGTTGGGTCGTGGTCTGCTTGGGAACGACCGGGCAGAGGTAGCCCTGCTGGATCATCTGCAGCACCGGCACCTCGTAGGCGATGTCAGTGAACAGCCTGTCCTTGCCTTCATGCAGCATGCCGCTGTCCAGCCGGTAGGGTGTCGCGGTGAACCCCACCACCTTCAGCAGGCCGGCATTGATCTCGTTCAGCTGGGCGAGGAAGGAGCGATACATGCCGCTGTCGCTGCGGCCGAGCAGATGCGCCTCGTCGATCAGTACCAGGTCGCAGCGTTGCACCTGACGGGCATGGCGATGGATCGACTGGATGCCGGCGAACAGCACCTGCGCATGGATGTCACGGCGCGACAGGCCGGCGGAGTAGATGCCGGCCGGCGCGTCCGGCCAGGCCCGCAGCATCGCCATGAAGTCTTGCTGGATCAGCTCTTTCACATGGGTGAGGATCAGCACGCGGGTGTCGGACCAAGCGGCGATCGCCTCGCGGGTGAAACCGGCAATGCACAGGCTCTTGCCGGTGCCTGTTGGCATCACGACCAGCGGATTGCCGGCGTTGCCCGCGAAGTAGTCGTAGAGCGCCTCGATGGCGGCGCGCTGATAGGGGCGAAGTGCGAGCGTCATGCGGCCACTCCCATCGCCACGGCGTCGGCCTTGCTGAGCCACCGGCCGCCGGTGTTGCAGGAGGTGCAGATCAACTCGGCGATGTGCGGTCCTTTGCCCGACCCGACCCGGTAGATGGTGGCACGACACACCCGGCAGGGCAGGTGCGAAATGGTCGCGGGCCGCGCCGGCACCCCATCACGCCATTCGCTGCCGTCGCGCATGCGGTAGCTGACCCAGTCCTCGCCGGCGTCGACCTGTTCGCCCGGCACCAGGTTGGGAATGAAGAGATGCCTGTCGCAGCCGGCCTGTTGCTCGCGCAGACCGAGCAGAATGCGGTGGCGGGCGCAGGACCACGTCCCCGATGAGGCGGGAGAGGCGTGCAGGCAGGAACGGCAATGCCGCTCGACCGCGGCGCCGTCATGGCAGACGGCGTGGTGGTCGCAGAACCGGCACTGCCACCAGGCCGGATCCTCGCTGATGCGCGCCGGCGGGCGGGTGGCGTCGACGATGCGTTGTGCCTTGGCCAGGATGCGCAGCCCGGCCTCGGCATCGTGCCGGATGCGCTCCTGGTAAAGCTCGTCGGTGTCCTTGCAGACCGCCAGGTAGAAGGCCCGGTCAAGGCCGGCCAACTGCATGTAGGCCTGCATCTGCGCCCAGTGCAGCGGCTTCGACCGTTCGACACCCTCGGCGGCCAGCTTGGCAAAGGATTTGTGGCCGTGTGTCTTGAAC